CTGCACTTATTTCCCAAGATCTTTCGATCCAGCCGCCGAGCTTGGTTGTAAGGGCATCGATAAATGCAATTTGCAGTTTATCTTCTATATCCTGTTCATCAGACAGTGCATTCCAGCGTTGTTGCACGATATCCGCAGCTTGCACTGTATTGATGGTGGTAGGTTTAAATCTTGCCTGACGGCGATGGAGTTGTTCATTGCCTACCAGTGTAGAGACAATTGGAGCAATGATATTGTATTTGAGGGTAGGTTTTTTATATTTTTTAGCGTTGGTCTTTTCGTCTGAAGTCCAGGTATCGTTATTGAGATACCTGACGGCTCTTTCGGATTCTTCTCTTGCATTCTCAAAAGAATCCTTTGAAAATTCCCATGCTTTTAGAACTTTATCTGCTTGTTTGGACAGTACGCCAGCTGCATATTGTGATTCAGCCATTATGCTGTTTTCCAGTCAAGAGATCCGCTTTTTTTCGGAGACTGGAACAATTTATATCTCCATCCTCGTTTCCTTTTTTCTTCAGTGACCAGTGTAGGAAGAACCTTCAAAGCTCCGTATCTTGTAGCATCATAATGGTGATCGTATGCTTTGGTATCTATATCTTCTGGGTCATTTTCTGCAGATGGTAAGTTAGGAAAAGTTTCAATACATTGTACACAATTTTCTGTAAATCTTATTCTGGGCAATCCTTTGTCGGGAACTTCGAGTCCTTCATAGACTATTTTTGCTCCTGCTTTTCTGTCGTTATTTGCTTTAGAAAGGTAGATATCTTCGTCGGAGTAGAAGTTCATAGGGCTATATAGTGCGCCTTCTTTTTCAGAGTGTTTTGTCCAGTATGCAGGGTCGGCAATATCGTCATCAAAGTCTACTGATTTAAGTTTATATTTTTTCCAAGTATACCTATTTACGAGCTGTGCCTGTTTTGAGGCAGACAATCCTGTTTCCGTAATTTCGTCGAAGATAATCATATTCTGATCACGATCCACAGCAGCGAATAGGCACACAAAGGGAGCTTTAGTTCCATAGTCATAGAAGCGGTACAGTGTATGCGTGCCTTTTTTGAAATGTGTGCCGTACTGGAACTGTGTTTCGGGTATAATGTGGTGCATAGGATTCCAGTTATCGAAGTAAGTGCCTGCAAACACATCCCATCTGCCTTCTAGCCACATAGCTTTTAGGATGGGGTTAAGTTTTTTTAATTTTCTCACATAGCCAGGGTCATTATTAAGCAGTGTAGGGTTATCGAACACAGTTGCTGGGATAAATTTCCAAGATATATTTTCTTCGTCTATGTGGGTATTGCCAGATGTTTTTTTCTGGTAATGAACGTCGAATTCTTCGCTGTATACCTGATTTTTATCAGGAACAGGTGGGCAGATGTCTACGAATTTCCGTTTAAGCCATATATGTCCGATATTCCCAGGGTTGGATGTCAGGCATATTTGCGGTTTCAGTTCATCGTTATCGGTACGGGCAGAGGTGCTTAATTCTTCGACCCAATCTTCGGGGAACTGGTTAGCTTCGTCTATGCCGATGAAGTTATAGTTACCGCCTATGTAGTTGTCCAGGGCACGGCGATCTTGGCAATGCACGAGGTAGACTTTTGCTCCGCTGGGGAATATATAACATTTGTTACGTTCTTGCCAGCTGGCATTGTACAGTTTGTATAGTTTATCGCATTCGGGTTTGAGGTTACGTTCAAGCTGGGGGTATGTTCTACGGACAAGTAGAGCGATAAAGTCTGGGTAGTCGATTGATATTTTCTCAATTTTAACCTGACAGACTTTGCCTTGTTTTTTAAATTGTGCTGCTTTTTCTTTAGTAATTTGTATTCGATTTCGCTCATAGTGCCATAGTCTTGGTGTCAGGGCTGCTTTCCATGCAAGCATGAGGCTTTTCCCACCGCCTCTTGCGCCGCCGTAAAACACCCAATCTGCATTGCATTTAAGGAATTCACGCTGTTTACCTGGATGCGGTTTAAATAAAGTTTCACCAGTCACGCTTTTGTTCTAGGTGTCCTTCCTGTATATGTGTTCTATCGTCATTATTGTTATTTTTATCACTCATCCAGTTAGCGACTGCGGCGTGCCATTTTTTCATTTTATTTTTGCCTACCATCCAGCCTTTTGATTCATAAAAGTTCCAAAATTTATTTGCTTCTGATTCAGCGTTAGTATAATCTTTTTCTATGAAAAAGTCAACACATTCTTTAAGATTTGGTGCTATGAATCTTTTATTGGTACTTTTTTTCACAGTTTTCGCTATTTTATTATTTTTATCTTCGTAGGGTAGCATACGCACGAAGTAATTCCCATCCACATCTTCATCAACAAGATTATATTTATTTAATACTTTAATAATGCTCATGTGGAAGTTATTATTGGCATAGAGTATTGAGCCTTGGTGATACATAACATATTTAGCTATGTACCATTTATTGCGCCCCAGGTCAACAATTCGCATATCGAATACTTTAAGAACATTGTCATAATCGAGTTCTATACCTGTTGAAATTTCGGAATCAATGCTGAACTGTGCCAGTCGCATATTGACTTCCCATATACCAGCGTGGTCGCATTTTCCGCATATATAATGCCAGAAACATTTATATACTGGGTGAAGTACCTGAAACCATTCACGGTCATACAGGAGTGTGTCGATGTGTCTCTTTGCCATCTTTGCCTCTCTCTTGTTTATAAGTTTCGCTGTCAGACTTAATGTTTTCGATCAGCTCTTTTCTAGTCTCGCCTTCTGCGATGGTAATGTAACGTCCTGATCGTGTCCGCTTTTTAGCGAAGAACTTCGGATTTTCTTTTCTTTTCATTGAGCCAGTTTAATACATCGCTGTAAAGATAGCGAATAGTTTTACCGTTTTTGCTTGTATTATCTACTTTTACGGGCATAGGGTCTGACAGCTTGCGCCATTTGTATATTGCCTGTCTTGTTACGCCTAGCCGATTGCACAACTCCTTCGTATCTATTAAAGGTTCTTTAAATATCTGTTGCATTGTATTTCCTTTTTAATTTATTTTTAGGGTTCTGTATAATTATTCCTTGTTCATTAAGTCCCAATCAGGCTCTGGGATATCAAAATCCTTACCACAATTATCACAAGTGTATGACTCTGGTACATTAGTGTCCCTTTCCTCTGCCTGATATGTTTTATATTCGTGATTACAGTACCTTTCCAAACAAACACAGGGGTCTTCCTGACATAATTCGCAAATACCCACCACTATTTCTCCACCGATGTGAATAAATGTATATAAATTGGCGTGTATTCTCCTACGTATGCCCCTTCGATATTGTAAAAAAAGAATTCTATCGCCTCTTCCCTGGGCATATCTTGCTCTAACTTGTTAATGATCTTCTCCTGGTTGTATACTATCCTCTGATGAGAATCTATACCTATTATACAATCATCATAACCATCTGCCTTCAATGTGCCCTCATCACCATAAATCTCTATATAATCACCTAGATCCATTAGCTTTTCCTGTTCCAAGGCGACTTCACCACATTTCGCTCCTTCGATCTTTTTTTTCTCTTGGTGTCCCTTTCGTCCCTCCATATAATGTGTACACCTACTAACAAAAACATGAATATTGCTCCAAATATAAAACCTACTAAAAACCACATTACATCCTACCACCAAATATACTAAATAATGTCTGGATCTTAGAGTTATCCAACTTCTCGATTTCTTCCATGCCAGCTCTTGTGAAATGTTTCCTCATCTCCTTAATCATCATCTGCCTGTCATGATTGAGGCTTTCATCTATAAACCTAAATTTGGGCTTTGCTTTCATAACCCCCTATCCATAATACCTTCCAGTCATCTGTCATGAATCCACAGTCTATCATGAATAATATCATCTTTGCCCTGAACTCTGCCTCGCTTATTGTCAATGACCCTAATGCACTCATTAAACTTACCTGATGGGGATAATGACGTATCTCCGTCTCCATTAACATTAATCCTAACTCCCCTACAGTGAATGCCGAACATTGATCAAATTCTGCACTCGCTGCTCCATCTAATACCCAGTCTGGTGGATGAAATACCCAACTGTATAAAGAATCTTGCTTTAATCCTACATCCTTTAATCTTTGACAAGTCTCTACATTCGGTACAAATGTCTCTATCCTCACCTTGTTGACCCCCTATCTATAAAATGTCTCGATAATAATTGGTAAATCTCCGATATCGCCCTGAAATTTCCTATCTTCTTGTCCCTCCACTCTTGCGATAATTCGTATAAATGCCTGATAAATAGACGGGACTCCTCTACCTTTGCTCGCTCTATTGCGATTAATTGCTCGTGTTTACTCTTTAAAATAATCATTTGCTATGGTGGATATTATAACATATTGTTATATTTGTCAACCTAAATCTTATTTACCGTTTTGTGTAAGTGTGGTATATATAGATGACGAAGGGGGGGCACCCCACGCCTTGGGTGGGTCACCCCATGCGAATATTCACAGGATCGCAGACCTCTATATCATGCATATCTGGTCGTATGAACATCCATGCCATGATGACGTAAACCATCTATATTATTAGGGTGATTACCAATCTCTCGTCGTGAACCCGCACAACAATTTAGATATAATGTTGTGTTTCCTGCCCCCTATAAGCCCCCTACGTGGGGTATCGATACCCCTGACAAGGGTCTGGCTACCCCCCTAGGAGGGGTGTCGAGGGGTCTGGGTAGGGGGGTCAAGGGGGCTGGGGGGGATCATTATAATGACCCCCATATATATAATATATATAATAATAGATAGTAGTAATTAATAATAGTAATAATAGTGTAATAATATACACCAGTAATAATAGAGGGCAGGGAGGTCATTAAATGGGTAGAGTTTGGAGGTATATATAAAATAGTATTTGTAATCGGTCGTAAACTGTGTAACTTATGGGGTCAGTTTTGACAGCTATTTTGACAATTTGATTTGAACCTCTGACGTAGCAGTCGGGGGGAATGATGAGGTCGTCCCGAGGGACAGCGACCGAGAATGACCCCATGAAGAGGTGAACACTCGCATGGTCTGTACGTAGTCTGTATACGATAATCTGGTCAACAGTAGTATCCAGAGCAGAGCGATGCGCCGAAACAAGGCAGTAGAGGGCATAGAAGGTTAACTGATGAAGGCTTATGCCAGAAACTATACCGAGGGGATAGTCTTAACCAATTATGGAGAATATTATGAAATACATAAAAGCTGTAACTCGAACAGTAACTGCTCTGGCAGGACGAGGAT